TGTTATTTTTGTTTGCGAATCAGAAGCCGAGAGAACGACATTAGTGGTTGATGGTCCTTTTACAAAAACGCCTTTTTCAAGCAAGATTGACACAACTAAAAAGGTTGATTTCTTAAATAAAGATTAGTTATGAGCGAGCCATTAAACGAAGAAGATTCAAAAATAGCCTTAGTTCAAGAAGTTTTAAAAACTATTTTTGAAGGAATGCAAATTGTTATCGAAGCGATTCAAGTACAGGAAGCTATTCTTGTTTACATAGAGAATCAGCCAATTTATAATTACAACTTTGGATGGAGTAGGCACAACCTTGTAGAGCTATCCTATTTAAACGATTCGATTATTCCAAACGACAAAGCATTGATTTTATGAAAAAAGGAAAATTAAGAGATTTAGCACTTTATTATCCAATTATTTTTATTGGGCTGTACATTGGTGTAATTACTTCCATTATGGGGTTTTTGGCTTCTGCGAAAGTTTTTGGAGGTGTGGCGTTTTTTTTGGGCTGCCTTTACGTAATTAACAAGTTAATAAATTTCATAGAAAGAGCAGATGACTAAACTAACCAGAGCCGAAAAGGCAGAGCGAAAATACATCAAGCAACAAAATGCAGAGTTTCGGAAGCTCCAGCGGCAAATAGTAAAGAAGCTAAAAAAAGCCGTAATGACTAAGGCAATACGCTTTGAATTGCTTACGGATCTTGATAATTGTAATAATCTGGAATTAGTTCATTATCTTGCAACACAGGCACAGTTTACAAGTGACCATGAGTTCGTTAAAGCTGTGAACAAGTTTTTGGAGCTTGAAACAATTACGTTTGAATATGCGTTTGAATTAGTGTACGAGATTGGCAACATGGATAATGTGACCAAAGCGATAACTTTACAGCACAATAAGATTGCTTTAGATAAGGAAATATTTGGAGAATGACAGTAATAGAAAAGATTTGGACAGCAAGCACAAGGAACGTCATTAAGGATTCAACAAAGTTCCATGACGAAAAAAAAGCAAAATGTTTTTATAAGCAAAGGGCTAATTTTTACGACAATAGCGAACTTTGGATTTTTTCCAGCGATGAAGACGCAGTAAGAACTTACAATAGCTCTGATGGTAAAAAGGTTTCTTGGTTAGTTGCACAGGAATGCTAATTTACCCTAAAAAAACAAAAACCTAATGAGAATTAAAACGATAACATCACTGAGAGACTATCCTGTTGACCAGGCGCACCGCATACTACATTATGGGTGGGTGTTTAGCCCTAAATTTCCAAGAACTACTGAAAGCATTATTCTGGAAAAACAAAATGAATTAGCCTCCTTAATAGCCTATCAAGCAAGCAAACAACCAAAAGCCCAATGACAACAGTAACAGAAAAAGTATACTTACCAGAAACTAATAACCTTGCTAACAGTAGCACGGATTTTGAAGATTTAGAGGACTCAATATTGTTTTATAACCCTAAAGTACTGTATTACGACAACAGCCCACAATGGACGTTTAAAAGAGAAGTTGATGGCGTTAGAATGTATACTAGCAATGTGGATAAAAGTATTTGTGAACTTAGTAATAAATAGATTATGAGCAAAGAAAGAAGTAAAGAGGATTTAAGGTTTTTTAAAATTGAACTTGAACTTGAATCAAAGGAGGGCTTGATGGCTATTGTGGATTGCGAAACAATTACAGCTATGAATATGAACTACGACAATAGTATTTCAGTTTTTACCCTAGGAGGCGTTACTAGACTTCCTTGTGTAGAGGAGGATGTGATGTATAGCCAAAATGGAGCTGCCGTAATTTTTAAGGCATTACAAGAAAAGTGGATAACCTACAAACTTAGTAATAAATAGACCATGGAAAGGGTTAGATTGAAGATTAGAACGCCAAAAGCAAATACTATCCCTGCTTGGGGGTTTGGAGCTGAAAGTATAAAGATTCGACGTAAGCGGAAATTGTGGATAGTCGATCGTGCTTATTATTTAAGAAATAGAAATGAATAGATTATGGAATGGATTTTATTAGGGTTAATTATTGGCTCAGTACTAGGTGCGCCATTAGGTGTTAGTGCTGCTCATTATTTTGTGAATAGAAAAAGGTAGATTATGGAAAGGGAATTAAGCAAATCAGTTGCAAGGGATGAAGATGACTTGCAACGCGTTAAATTAATTTTAATGAATAAGATAATTAATAAAGCAGAAAAAATAAACAAAGCAGCAGCTGCAAAAAAGCACGCCGTTAATTGCGAACGCTTCATGGATCCGATTGAAGGAAGATATGCTTTACATGGATCCTTTTAAAGGAAAAAGAAATAGATTTAATAATCCTAAATAGCGACGTTTATGGATGAGGAGAAAGAAAAGCCGTTAACAGACAAACAAAGGCGGTTTTGTGAGGAGTATGTAGTTGATTGGAACGGCACGAGGGCGGCAATTGCGGCAGGATATAGCGAAAAGAGTGCATATTCAATGGCGGGAGAGAACCTGAGAAAACCTGAACTAAAAGCATACATTGAGGAAATCAAGAACGACCTATCAAGATTATCAGGTGTAACAGCACTTAGAAACATCAAGGAGCTTGCAAAAGTTGCCTACACTAATGTTTCGGACTTCAAAGAAGATTGGTTTAAGTTTAAGCGATTTGAGGACCTAACAGAAGACCAAAAAGCCGCAATTGCAGAGATTACCCATAGTGAGATCAATATAGGCGAGGACATGGTAAAGATAGTTGAAAAGCTAAAAGTGCACGACAAGCTAAAGGCAATCGCAATGTTAAATAAAATGTTTGGTTATGACATTGTAGAACCCGAAAAAGAAGGCGGCAACACAGGAAGCTTAACTATCAACATAGGCACGAATGGAATTAAAGAGCTACCAAGCCACGAGGAAGAAATAGAAGACTTTACAGAGAATGAGTAACGACCTAACGATAGATAACCCGATACACGAATCAAGCGTGTTTTTGAATAATATTGCAGCTACGGAACCCGTAGTAGTTAATCAAGGCGGCACGTGGTCTGGTAAGACGTTTAGTATAATGCAAGTAATGGTGTTTTTAACACTTGGCACGGTTTACAGGAACGAAGAGGGAAGGCAAGAAAATATTAAATCCTTGGTTGTTGGTCAAGATGTACCGAACCTTAAGAAGGGCGCAATTTCTGACTTTAACGAGGTTATAGATATAATTGTAGATAGCTTCCCAGATAATTGCAAACACTTCTTCGAGTATACATATAATTCAACTGATAAGATCGTAAAGTTTCATTTCAATAATAGTGAATTACAATTTAGTTCATTCCAAAATAAGCAAAGCGCAAAGGCTGGTAAAAGGCATTATGTCTTTATGAATGAGGCGAACGGTATTGCATGGACCATTGCAGAGCAGTTGATGTTTAGAGCGAAGATAAGGACGTTCTTAGATTACAATCCTGATGCTCCGTTTTGGGTGCACAATAAGTTGATAGGAAAAGTAGGTACAAAAGTTATCTATTCTAATCTTAGTCATAATAAATTCGTTCCTGCGAAGGTTCGTTCTGAACTGCTAGCAACAGGCAAGGTTAATGCAGAGTTTCATAAGGTCTATATCCTAGGTAAGACAGGAGCGACAGAGGGTGTTATTTTCCCTAACGTTAGATGGGTCCAAGAAATGCCAAAGGTTTACAAGAAAGAATCTTATGGTATGGATTTCGGGTTCACAAATGATCCTACATCTTTAGTTAGGATTGTTTTAGCGGAAGGGGAATTATGGGTCCAACTACTGATTTACGAAACAGGGCTTACTACTCCAGATATAGCGGAAAAATTAAAGGAATTGGGTATATCTAAAAGGAAGTATATTTTTGCAGATAGCGCAAGCCCTAAGACTATAAAAGAGTTACAATCTAAGCGAAACGGTCGGTGGAAAGTTAGAGGTGCCACTAAAGGGGCTGGCTCTATAGTTGAAGGCATTAATTTAATAAAAGGTTACGGCAGGATAAATATAGTTGATAATATTCACATTAGGGCTGAACAAATCGGCTATATCTGGGAGGTAGACAAGGCAACAGGGGAAGTGACAAACAAGCCTAGAGATAAAAATAACCATTTTTGGGATTCAAAACGGTACGGTATGGAGGGTATCGCAACCGATAGGAAATAGCAGCCGTTCATAATAAAAACAAATCACATATTAAAACAAAATGCCGTTAATTATGGTATTCCCGAAAAAATTATTTATATTTGTATTTACAATCGTTGTAATTACGAGTTGTGTAAAAGAACCAAAACAATGTCCACTTATGTATAAATTAGCCGCAAGCACTTATGATGTGAATTTAATGAGCGAAACATGCTTATTATTAAGCACGTTACAAAGTATTAGTCATTGTGATATTCCCGATATATTTTCGGTAACAGTACTGGACACGGCTGTTTTAGCGTCAGATTTGGACTTGATATACAATCAGATTCAGGCCTTGACAATAACGAACCCTAGCCACGCTTTAGCATTTGGCGCAGGGGAAACGCTAAATCCCGGTGTTTATCATGTAACGGGCGCAATGTCCTTATCTGGTATATTAACCTTGGATGGCTTGTCAACTACTGATCCTTTTGTTTTCATAACGGATGCGGCTTTTGCTGCGGCGGCTGCGGCTGATGTGGTTTTGACTAATGGAGCATTGCCAAGTAATGTATTTTGGCTTGCTGAGGGTGCGATTAGTGTAGGTGCTGGTAGTAATATATCTGGTACAATGTTTTCCAATACGGCTGCAATTGCAATTGCCACGGGTTGTTTGATAACTGGACGCTTACTTACTAAAGGCGGTGCAGTATCGCTAAGTACTGGAATTCTTTCATACCCTACAGATCCGACGTTCATCAACTTTCACGGGCTGGACGCTTTTGTCATGTTCACGGGCTTAGGTGCGGTTTCAAATGCTGGTTCATCGACTTACACGGGAAACATAGCTACTAACGGGGGAGCCATAACGGGCTTTACGGTTGCTGGTTGTGTCCTTAACGGGGTTATTTTTCAAGCAGGATCAACGCAAGTGCTTACTCCAGTAGTAATATTACCCGTTACGATTCAGGTTATTAGGGATAAGCTAAATAATGGACAAGTAGGCGTTGTAGATGAAGCTTCCTTTGTTCAATTTCTGAATAGGTTATATTCTTTAGACTTAGATAGATCGGCTCTTACGAGTGGAGAAATAAGTGTACTAAATACAATATTCGAGTACTTAAACCCTCCAGTTTCTTTGAGTTGTTGCGGCGGTGTTCTTTATCCAACTACTGTTGGGGACTTTGATTTAGCTTTAACCGTAAGACTTGGCACTACTTCTTCTGAAAGGGAGGTTGTAGTTTCTTTAAATAGCCTTTTCTCGTGCGATATATTCGATGTTGAATGTGATGTTATAAAGATTGACCCATTAAGCGGTACGCCTATCCCATCAACTTTTGTTTTGAACAAATTGGGTTGCGTAGGTGGTAGTCAGACATTTAAATATTTATGGTTAGGGTTTACCTTTGACCCAACAGGCGAGATATACGATTTTAAATTTACGTTTAGGAATACTGCAGGCACAACATTATCATTGGTAACTAAAACCGTTACCTTTTAAAACCCAAACAATGAGTAATAAGGTATTGACATTGATTTTGCTATTCCTATTATTTAGCTCTTATAGGGGCGCACCAAGGGAAGAAGTAAAGCAGGAGGTAAAGATCGAAGGGAGTACTAATATTTGGCTTATAGAGCTATATAAAGAGCGTGAAATGTACAACGCTATAGGAAAGTTATACTCTGATACAAAGTCTAAGTATGGCTATGTTCCCAAAAGCATTGAGTACATGACGGTAAATGCAAGCGAACGCATTACTATTTTAAAAGAAAAAGTAAAGAACTTTGACCCCGTGGCTTTTGAGGCTGGCTTGGCAAAGTTAAAATAACTGTTTAAACCGAGTGTGAGAGCAAAAAAGATTGTTTAAACAAAATTGTATTAATATGAATTTATCAACAGCGTTGCTGGCGTGCGGCATTTGTCCCCCAGCAACAGAATTGACAGATATACCAGTTACGGTGTGTGGTAAGGGTATGGGGCAAATACAAAGGTATTTGCTATTAGCAGCTGGAAAGGTTATTTGGGATAGCGGTACGCCTGCGAACAATGTACCTGGTACTATTGTCAACGACCTTATAGAAGACAAAACAGGATGGGACGTACTAAAAACGGCAGCCGATTTAACGAAAGTTATTAGAACGCCTTTGATTGGTGGAGATAGTGGCATTACGGCAGGAACGGAACTTACAGAGGGCGGAGGAGATAACAGTACATTAAACGGTGCAACCCTTTCTAATGGAACAAATCCAGCAGATGGAATAGCTCGTTTTGACAACCTAGACAAAGATCAGATTAAAGCATTTAGAGAAATCTATTGTTACTTTAAGGCGGTGGGTAGTGGAAGTGTAGAAATGTACATGATTAGTCAAGATAATACGCTATGGGCTAGAAAGTCGGGCGTTTTAATTACTGGTTTCCCATTGCAAAAGTTCTACTTAGGAGCAAAAGGAAATGCAGGACTAAACAGTAGAGATAGCAACGAAATGACTTTTCAGTTAGAAGCTGATTATGACGAGTACTTGACACCTATTGCTGTTAACTTTAATATTCTTAGTCCAGCCGTTTATTAATGGCAATGCCTAAGAGTATAACCCTAATCAATAAGCGTACAGGGAAAGAGAAGGTTTTAGGCTTTCAACACGCTGGACGCTTATTGAGGTTAGAGTTAAAAAACGGAACAAATAGTTTTAGTGTAAAAGGAAAATATATTTTTAATGGCAACGATATTATCAGACGAACAAGCGATAAAGATAGTCAAGGAGAAACCAAATAGCAACGTAATTGCTAGAGGGTTGATCTATGAAAGTCGCTTAAGGTTGTATACCGAAGTTTTACAAAAGGACGAGATACAGCAGGAGTATGCTTATAGTGAGCTGCTCCAGTCAATGGCGAATACGTTACATAAAGATAAATACCAGTCTACACTAAAATTCATAAGCTACCCTTTGCCAATTGTTAACGTTACAAGGGATATAAGCGCAGACTTAGAGCGTGTTTTCGATGCTAGGAATGCAAACTTTAGCTTTACGGCACCAAGCGATACAGCTCAAGAACGAGTAAACAAGTTGCTCGGTAGATTGAAGGTAAGAGCCTATATTAATAGGGTTGGTAAGCAAGTGATGAAAAATAGACCTAATACCTTTGTTGTTCTCGATAAGGACGACAAAGGGGAGGTCTACATAGTTACGGTGTACAATAAAGATATAGTTGCTTTTGAATGGGAAGACATAGAGAGTGGGACGCTTTCTTATATTTGCTATAAGCACAGCAAGATACTTAATGAGTCAGGAAAAGAGGTCCAATTGTATGCGGTTTATGATTCGATGTCTTATAGGGTAATATCTGAGGACGGCACAAATGTAAGCCTAATAAAAAACAATTACCATAATTTAGGGGCTTGTCCTGCAAAACCTTTCATTCAAACAAGGTTAAACACGAGTAATATTTTTGATAGATATAATCCTTTTGCGCCTACCTTGTCAAGTATGGCAACGTGGACGCTATTTTATATCTATTCAAATTTTGCTGAACATTATGGAGTTTTTCCAATTGTCGAAAAACCTAAAGAGGCTTGTGATAATGATGATTGCGAAGATGGCTATATTTCCGTCGCTTTAGAAAATGGGGACATGAGTAGACCAGAGGTTTGCGTGTCTTGTGCTAATAACAAATTGATGGGTGCTGGTACTTTGTACGAGTATGATCCTGCTAACTATAAAGATGAACAAGACGTAGGCGGTGCGCTGCGGTTCGTTTCCCCACCTACCGAAAACCTAGAGTTCGAGAACGGGCAACAACAAAGAAGAGAAAGTTTTATAAAGAAGAACACAACAGGCGTAGACGACAACATGTCGACAGAGGCGGTAAATGCCGACCAAGTACGGGCGGTAATGGAGAGTA